ATTTCCTCGAGGTCTGTGATCGCGTCGAACTTCGCCGCGTTGCGATCGGCCTCGACGCGCGTCCATTTTTTCCCGACCTCGGTGAGCAGTCCGGCGAGAATGAAGGATTTCCGGCCGGTGAGATAGATCCGCGTGACGAAGTCCTTCGCGGGTTTCTCGACTTGGTCGAGCGAGAGGTCTTCTTTGAGGTTGAGTCCGGCGAGAGCTTCGAGGGCGCCGGCCGCGCGGAGATGACCGATAATGTAATCGTTCTGTGCGGCCGTGATGTCGTGATCGACGTCCGAAAATTCGCGTCCGTCTAACTTCATGGTTCGCTCCTATGGTTCGAGAGTCCCTCTCTTACAGCCGATGAGGTCCTCGCTTCTTTTTGTCGGCGAGCTCTTCCGCTTTTTCCGCTTTGATCACGGCGAGCTCGTCTCGATGACGGCCCTCGATGATCAAGACGAGCTCGACCCGCAATTGCTCGGAGATCGCTTTCGTACGGTCGACCGCCCGAAGAGACGCCTCGTAATCGCCGAGCTCCATCGTTCCGACGATGATCTGGAGCTCGCTCACCATTTGCAAGGTTAACGGCCTGACTTTTTTGCTCATAGGCGAAAAGCACAGAGCGGGACCGGCGCCAGGAGTGAACTCCGGCCCGCGCTCGCATCAAAAAAACTCAGGCATAAAACGTTTGCAAGTAGTACGGCGAGAGAGGATGGTTCGACGTGTCGTCGAGGACTTCCCCGTCGAGCGTCCAATTCCCATAATCGTCGGCGATGAGTCCGAGCTGTCCGGACGGGTAGAGGTTCACTCTCCACGCCTCGAGCCCGATCTTTTGTCCGTCGGTCGGATCCGGGACGAAGCGAAGTCTCCCCAAAACTTGCGGGAGAACCGCGCCGGCGACCTGATCCTGTTCGCCGACGAGCGTCTTATACGTCGCCGTCACGGAATGCGCGGAGTCGGCCGTCGTATCGGTCGGGAAATAGATCAAGCCCTCGATCGGGTCGACGAGGATGTAATCGTCCCCGGCCGCGAGCGTGTTCGCGTTGTTCGTGAGGACCGGCGGAGTCGCGGTCGGGTCGATGTTTCGATTCAGGAGCGCGAAGTATTTCCCCGCTTTCGAAACTCCGGCCGGCGCGAGAACCTCGGCCGTGATGGTCGCGGCCGCTGTCGTGAGCTGAGTCACGCCCCCGGACATCATGGCGATCGCCATCATGTTCGAATTGAACTCGGTTCCGACGATCGAGACCGAGACGGTCCGCTTCTTGAGCCCGCTCGCGATCAGCGACGCGGACTTGTTGAGGGACTGGAAAAGGTTCGCGCGCTCGTCTTTGTGCGCGAGCTCGAGCTTCGTGCAGTTCCCAAAAGGGAAATAGCCGGTGAGATTGCCGTTCGCGTCGAAGACATCGAAAAGGATTGAGCCCTTTCCGAGCATCGGATCGTGGGGCAAAGGATACTGGATTCCTGGCATAAAAAACTCCTATGTTCTCGAAGTCGGATCGAGGCGACTCGTCCGGTATTTCACGGTCCATTGTGTCGAAGCCGCCGCGATGATCGCGTCGCCCTCTTTGCTCATCCATGCGGTTTTTCCTTCGACGACGCCCATTCCGAGCCCGTCGGGGAAAGCCTCCGTCACAAACTTTTCGTTCTCGACCATCGTCTGAGTCCCCCAAACGATCAGGGGATCGAGAGCTTGATCGGGCGAGACCGTCGTCGAACCGGCCGCGCGATACTCGAGATAAATCACGAGCTGTCGAACGACGATCGGCGACTTATACGCCTGATCCGCGAGCGGGATCGGTTCGTCGTCTTCGCTGTAAACCATGATCGCGGGGAGCTGATCCTCTTCGATCGGCCGCGTTCGCATGCGATGAACCGTCACGCCCGCGGGAACTCCCTCGGCCGCGAGGTTCGCGACGATCGCCGCGAGAATCAGTTCTCGAATGCTGCTCGCCATAAATCAAAAACCGTTACACGGTCGACGCGGTCGCGTTGATCGACGGTCTCAAAAACCACTTGCCGGCGATCGCCTGGAGCTCAATCGTGTCGCCGATCGCTCCGCCGAGCGTGATCGTGTTGTGCGCTCCGCCGGCGAGCCCGCCGGCGATCGTGAGGACGTGCGCGAATGCCGTCTTCGCGACGATCACGAGGATCCTCGCGTCGTCTCCGGCCGCTCCGACCTGGGATCCGGAAGTCGGATCCGCGAGCGTCCATGCGCCGGCCGATGTTTTGGCGAGCGTGACCGTCCCCTCTTTTTGCGTGATCGCGCCGTTTGCCGTGTAGTTCGCGACGACGCGCGTCGACGTAAACGAATCATCGATCGACTCGAGGATCGCGCCGAGTGTTCCCGGCCCTTCCTCTTCGTTCGTGCCGAACTCTGGTTTCGCCAGTCCGAGAACTCCTGCTGTGAATTGCATGACTACACACTCCCGAGCCAAAATTTTGATTGAGCCGCGTCCGGTTCCGCTAGTTGTTGCCGGATCGTAAAGTTCCCGTCGGGGGTGACGACGGCCATCCCGTTTGTAATCGCGGGGAACTTCGACGTCTGGATCGTGAGCGTCGTCACGCCCCCGACGACTTCGCCCTGTCCCCCTCTCGACGTGACGATGATCTGATCGCCAGGAGTAATAAGGGCGAGACCGGAGGTCCCGCCGATCGTGACCGGGACCCCCATGTCTGCGAACAGAGCCGCGACGTCGCCGTCTCTGAAAGCGATCGTCACGCGTGCCGTTTAACTTTCGCCCTGGCGTGTTCGATGACTCGAGGGCCAGGATCCCCGTGAGTGGGAGCTTCGATCCGGACGCCGAATTGTTCGCCACCGGCTTCGAGTTCTCTCTCGTCTTCGTTGTCTTCGTCTTCGAACTTCGCTTGACCGGCCGAGACGAGGTCGGTCGCCTTGTTGCGATCCATTTCGACCGTTGAGCCGGCCTCGGTGTGCTTGCCATCGATTCGGACGTGTTTCAAGAGGGTGATTTTTGCGCGTTTTGTTTTTGCTGCCACAGTGTTACCTCCTGGAGTTTCAAATTTTCGGTCCCGGTCGCGCGTGAAGGGAGTACCGCGCGACCGGGAGTCGAAGTTCGCGATCAAAGCCGGATCCCTTTTTACAGGGATTCAGCGACGACGAACGCCTGGGGATATTTCAGCGCGACGTCGGTGAGCATGAACGTCGTCAATTCGATCATCCCCTGTTTCTTGAGGCGATACGGGTCGACGACGAGCTCGAATCCACTTCCCCACATCCCGATCACGATCGTCGAGAAGACTCCGAGGATTACGGCCTTCGAGGTCGAAGTGTCGCCGCGGACGCCAGTCTTCGGAACCTGATTCGAAGATGCGGCCTTATAGCCGGCGACGGTGTCGTTATCCGCCCACACGGGGAGCGCGATCGTGTTCGCGAGTCGCGCGGTGAGTTTCAGAAGTGATTTGACCGACGGCGCCGTGAGCCATGCCGGATCGCCGAGCTGATCCGCGTTCACGTCCTCCAGGTCCTCGACCATCTTGATTACGTCGGCGTATGCGATCAAGCCGCCGTTACCGCTGTCCGCGGCGACGATGAAGGACTGGACGCCCGTCGTGTTCATGATTCCGACCGGCGAGTTTCCGCCGCTCGGTCCCTGGATCGCGGCGAAGTCGACCGCGAGGGCCATATCTCTCGCGAGGTCCTGTCGGACCAGCGTGTCGACATCGATCACAGCCTGGGCGAGCAATTGGCGAGAATAGCTCGTCGAGGACTGATACGTGTGGGGGGAGCTCGGGACTTGTCCGAGTGTCAAGTTCGAATCGGCGACGTCGCTCCCAGGATTTTCAGCGACCCAGGATCCGGTCGCCTTTCCGGTTTGCTTCGGAAACGCGACGTTGTCTCGAAGTCCTGAGATCGTTTGCGCGCCGAGTTCTTTCACGCGCATCCGGTTATACAGGAAATCGATGAACGCTCCGGGCTCGGTGAACTTGAGCTCGGTGCCTTTGGTCGCGGTCGCGGAGTCGAGTCCCGCGCGCTTCGAGATCGCGTGAACGTTTTTCACGCTCCAGGGAACGAAGAGCCCGCCATGACTTGCGGCCTTCGTCGATCGCTCGATCGTCTGAGAGATCTCGAGCTCGAGAGAGTTCTCGCGCTTTCCGCCGGTTCCGTTCTCGTCCGCTTCGTCGTTATTGACGAGCGTCATGATCCCGCGAGCGAGGTTATATTCGCGCTGCTCTTTTTCGGAGAGCTCGAGCTCTTCTTTCGTCTCCGCGGCCTTGCCGGTTGTAGTGGGTCTCGCCGATCGAGAGGCGACCTCTTCGAGAATCATAGCGGAAACGGCATCGATCGACCGTCCCTCACTGATCCACGTCGCGACGCGCTCCTGATCGATCCCGTGACGCTTGGCGAGTTTTACAACCTCGGCCGAGACCTTCCGGGAATCGATTAGTTCTTGAGCATGATTCGTTTCCGCCATTGTTCTTTCCTCCGTGGTTTGCTCGGCCGATGATCCGGCCGAAGGGTTGAGAACTTTCACGGGGAAACCGCGCTCCCCCGCCTTTCGGTTGTGACCGACTGTAGGATCAGCCGGGACCGCGACCGAACTCGCTTCGTACGGCGTCCAGGACGTCGCGCGATAAGTGTCGCCTTCGTCCTTCGAAGACTTCTCGAGCGTGTACTCGTTCACGCCGTAGCCGACGGAAATGAACTTTCGGATCCCGTCCTGAACGTCGCGCTTCACTTCTTGCGCTTTCGGATTGCGCGAGAACTGGACGACGCCGCGGAGGACCTTGTCCTTTTTGTCGAGCTTGACGTCGTTCACGAGCCCGACGATCGACTGTCCGTCGTGTGAATCCAAAAACGAGATTCCGCTTTTCGCGCGCGAGAGGTCGACCGCTTCGGGCGTGTGATCGAGGATCTCTTTTCCAAACCAGCGACGAACGGGGTACTCGCTCGAGATCGCGATGTCGAAGCGATCCGCGTCGGCGCCTTCGTCGAGCGGATCGTCGCCGTCCTGGGCTGTTCCGCCGGCCGCGCGGAGAGCTGCTGTCGCGGCGAGCTCTGCCTCGGTCGGTTTCGCACGCTTGGGGAGCTTTTTGAAAGATACGATCGCAAACTCTCGGGTTTGCATCGGAAGGACTTCGCCGTCTTTGACGGGGGTCGTTCGTGTGAGATCTTCTGGTTTCATTGCAAGACTCCTGAAAGTTTTTTCGACGAGGTCGCGTCGTCGTTCTCTTCGGTGCTTGTGCCGGCGCCGGCGCCCCCGGCCGTCCCCTTGCCGTCGTCTTCGGCCGACTGATCAGTCGGAGCTCCGAGAGGTTTCGTCGCGCTCGGGAGTGTGAGATCGAGACCCATCGTCTCGGCGAGATCCATTTCCGCCTTGATCTCTTCGGCGATCTCTTCCCAGTCCTCGCCCTCTTCCGCGGAGACTCGCCCTCGTGAAGTAAGATTCGCGCCGATCGAGAGAACCGCGGCCTGTGCATCTTTGAGCGGGTCGACCCATTGCCAGCCGCGCGGTTGCCATTTCCCCGCTTTGAATTTTTCCGGATCCCGCGAGTCGAGCACGAGGGCGCCGGCCAGGAGCGCGAAGTCGAGAAAATCTTCGAAGATGGGCTCGCAGAGCGTCTCGATCATCCATGACTGATCGCGCTTCCACTGATCGCGCTCGATCAGAAGTCCGGAACGCATCGAGGAATAGTTCACGCCGACGAGATCGGAAGCGAGGGCGTTATACGAGACGCCGAGTCCGGTCGCGACCTGCCTCATCATGGTCATGACGAAATTCGGGAACGCGTTCGCGGGGTGATCGGGGTTCCACTCTTTGAACGTCATCCCAGGGGGAAGAGTTTCGATCGTTCCCGGATTCGCCTCGAGGACATATCTTTTGTCGGGGTTCGGTTCCTCGTATGCCGAGGCGTCCGTGTACTCGAGCCATCCCATTTTTGCTGCTCCGGTTCGCGCGGCGACGAGCTCGGCCTCGATGTAGCCCTCGAGCATGCGGAGCTGGAGCATGACCGCATGGAACCACGTCACGCCGCGAGTCTGCGAGATCCGCTGGACGTCATAGAGATGAATGATTTCCTCGGCCGGGATCCGCACACGCATGAGCGAGCCGCCGAGGTCGCTCGGATGACCGGGGTTGATCCAGTACGCGACCGGCCGAGCCCACTTGTCGACCTCGATCCCGCATCGGATCTCGTTCCCGTCCTTCGACGGGGGGACCGAATAGAGATGATCACATTGATCGGCGTCGATGAGCTGGAGCGCAAAGCGGAATTTATTTCCGGTGAACCCGCGGATCTTGCGAATGAAAACTTCGCCGTCGACCGCGGTGTTTTTGAGTGCGAGCTCCTGGACCGCTCGAAACGAGAGACGCCCGTCGACCGAGCAATTCTTTTTCCTCGACCATTCCGTGAATGCCGCGGAAATTTTGTCGTTGATCGGTTTCGAGAGAACGTCCTTCACTTTCCCCGTTCCGTTGCACGCCTTACACGGGGGAGGATCCGGCGTCTTCGCGGCCGCGGCCTTTCCGTTCGCTTTCGAGTTCGTGCTCGTCGCGCCGGCGATCGCGGGGGGAACGGTTCCGGTCCCTTCGCACTTCGGACAGGTTCCGGTACTGTTTCGAACCTGGGGAAGATAGCCGATCCCTTTGTGACCGACGACGTTCGCCAGGAGAAGATTGAGGAAATTTTTCGCGATCGGATTATTACGCGAGAGCTCGCGGCCGCGGGCTCGCAAAAGTCGAAGGTTCCCGCGGATCTCCTGATCGGCCGAAAGGATTGTCGCGATCCAGTCGAGCGTGAGCCGTGTTCCCGCCGCTCCCTGATAGACCGTCGCGTTCGATCGCTTGAATCCAAAAACCCCGAGGACGCGCTCGACGATCGTCGGTTTTTTTACCATCGGTCGAGCCCCGTGACGTCGACCCAGGTCGGAGGATAAGCCGGCCGCTCGGGTTCATTCGTGAACGCGATCGCGACGGTCGATCCGAGCTGTCCGGGATTCTGGAGCTGGAAGAGCTTCGAGCGGTAATGACCGCGAAACCAAAGAAGATCCTTCGGAGGGATCTTCACGACAGCGCGTCCGCCGATCTGGTAACTCATGAGATCGGCCCCGAGCCGGCCCTCGAGCGCGGCCTCGATGACGACGAGCATCCGTTCGATGTGTGAAATAAACGCGCCGGCCGCGGCCGTCGCGACTGCCGCCTCGATCAAAATCTCGATCATGTCGTCGTGAGGATCGACGACTTCGCCAGTCCCGGAGTTTGTGAGCCGCTCCGCACACTGGTAACGGCCGGCCGGGATCGACGCGGTCGTCGCCGCGGGAATGACGATGTCGAATGATTGTCCGTCGGCGTTGATCGTCGCGGCCACATTGAAAATTGTGCTCGCGCCGTTCGCATAAAACGTGTACGCCCATCCATCGGAAGCGAGGTAATCGTCGAATGATCGGTGAAACTTGACGGTCGTTCCGGCCGCGAAGCGACGCGGGACCTCGTCCGTGATAAACGGGACGGCCATGTCTCGGACGGTATCACGCTTAGATCAAACGATTTAGGCGAGACCCGCCAAAAATGACTCTAGTAATGAAAAAGCCCTCGAGAGCCGAGGGCCTGAAATCTTACAGTCGAGTCGAACGTCGAGGAGCTTTGATTATACCGCGGCCTTCGCGCGGGACCTCGGCCGTCCGCCGAGTTTGCCGTTCTCGCTCGAGCTTGCGGCCTTCGCTTTCGACTTTGCGAGACCACCCTTCCGACCGATCATCTTGAAATATTGCGAGACTGCGCGCGGGAGTTTTTTCTCTTTCATCGCGTCACCCCGAAGTCGAAACCGATCGGACTGAATCCGGCCGTCGTGAAATACTCGCCCGCTTCCAGGTCCGCGGCCGGCGAGATCTCGAGCGTCTCGCCTTTGCGCGTGACCGTGATCGCGACGAGCTTCGTTTGATCGAATCCCGTTCGCGAGTTCAACGTCCACGCCCCGACCTTCGCGACCCGGATCTCGCGGTGATCGGACTTCTGATCCATCCGGACGAGGACGATGTCCCGCTCTGAGATCGTCTGATTCGGCCGGAGCTGATAGACGAACCGCGGCCGAGCCGAGACGCGGATCGGCGCCTGGGCGCCTGGGAAGTCCCAAACGACCGACGGTCCCACTCCAGGGACGAAGACGCTTTTCGCGACGCCCTTCGTCGCCGTCCCGGAGAACGGGACGTGTTCCATCTTGACGAGTGAGCCCGACTGATCGACGTACATTCCCGGCGAGTCCTGGGCGGACGCCGTCAATATAAGAGCGAGGATCGCGATCGCCGCCGCGGATCCAAGAGCGATGATTTTCATGATTTCCTCCGTAAACCTAAGCCTGTTCAAAGTATCTCCCCTGGACAGCCGATCACAACATTACCGACGATTGCCCATCCGGTCCCGTCGCCCCGATAGAGCTTCGTCGCCTTGAGGTTCACGGGAAGCCGCGGGAGTTTGAGTTTCCCCATTTCGTCGGTCACCATCAGTCGGCCGTCGGGAAGGGAAACGATCTGCGGGATCCCTCCGCCGACGAGCTCCGACAGCTCTTCCCGCGTGAAACCGTGAAACGCGTTTTTCGGATGGATCTCTGTCTCTTTCCCGTTCCACTCGATGAGAGTCGCCATTATGACGACCTCCGAGATGCTTTCGCGGCGAGTGCGGCCTGGAGTTCGTACCATGCGCGGATCTGTGCTTTTGTCCTCATCGCGAACCCGTCTTTCGCGATTCGGTGATGACTTCGTCGATCGTGATCGGCGCGCGCTCGAGGCGTTTGAGCTCCGCGGCGTCGCTCATAACTTGGCTTTGCTGTGAGGGTGTGAGTCGGTCGAAAGTCTGGAAGGTTCGGTTCCGCTCCTGCCATTTTCGAAGAGCTTCGTAGAAGAGCTTCGTGTCCATGTTTCCCCTTGTCTCGGGTCGATCAGAGCCTCGATCGCCCGCCTTGTTACTGATCAAAGCGTAAACCTAAGCCAGTACAGAGGGAAGGGAAAAACGAAGTGCTCACTTACTTAAGTGCGAAGTGTTTACTATGATAATCGGTGAGTGACTGAGGTAACGGCGGATCTTTAGAATGAACGATTTACCAATTTTTCACCCATGACGTACCCCCTCCCTGGGGTCGTAATACCGGCCGAACGCTTGTCTCTGCCTGGGGTTTTGCCTCTGGTTTGCTGGCATCGTGGGGTGTTGTTAGCTCCTGGGCGGTCTCGCCGAGTTTGTCGAGTTTCCAGTTTCCGATCGTGTAAAGCGCGGCGAGGTTGTAAACCTCGAGATCGAGAGCTTCGTTTCGAGCTCGAGTCTTCACGTACTCGCGGACGAACTGTCCGCCTTTCTTCACGCGGCGAACTCGCTTCTCGCTCGTGAGCTGCTCGAGGTATTCGTCATCGACGAAGTGGGGTAAGTGCATGTAGCCGGGACCTGGGACCGGGATCTTCATGCGCGCGAAGATCCGGTCCTTCGCCGTGTCGGTTCCGATCGTGTAGAGCTTCACGCGGTACGAGTTGTTGAGCGAGAACTTCCCGAGGATTTCTTTCCCTTGCTCGCTCGACCCCTTGAGCGCATGGATCCGGCGTCGCTGTCGCGCTTTGACGAACCTGTACACGTCGTCCGAGTTGTGGCCTCCCGAGTCGACCATCGCGCAATAGACGCGGAGCTTCCGGCCGGACGCGTGCTCGAACTCGGTGAGGAGAAACTCGTCGGCGTCGTTCCACACGTCGCCTTGTCCTGGATCCCCGAAAAATTGTTGATAGGCGATCAGCCAGGACTCCTCCTTCGCTCCCCATCCCTTGACGACGATCTCGAGGCGATCGCCCTGGACGTCGATCGCGGCCGTGAGGATCGCGACACCGTTCGGGACGTCCGCGGAATAGTCCTCGCATCGGTTCCGTAGCATGTGCGACTCGAGCGCGTCGCCTTGCTCTTCCCAGGTCTCGCCGAGTCGGAGGTTGATGAACGCTTTCATCTTCTCGGGGTTTTTCTCCTGATTCGCTTCGTGCCATTCCTGAGCGAGAGCTTTCCAGTTCTGGCGCCAGGGGGAATAGAGGGCGTTGATGTAGAACCCGACGATCGGCCGGCCGGGAAACCGCGGGACCCAGGTCCCCGCGTCGAGCATAGACTGTTTTCGATACTCGGGGATCTTCCCCTTACAGCTCGCGCAAACGTAGAAGACGGAACTCGCGACGACCTGTCCGTCGTTGTCGATCGCGTACGTGAGCCGATAGTCCCGCGCTTTGCCCTCGCCTTCGTCCGCATCTCGCCAGAGGAGCGGTTGCATGAACCCGCACTCGGGACAGGGGACATAAAACAGTCGTTGATCGCTTCGCTCGAATGCTTTCTCGATCGAGGAGATCCCCCGCGGTTTTGCCGGCGTCGAGCCCTTCACGATTTTGTAATTCGCGAACGCGTCGGTCCGGCGTGTCCCGATCATGATCGGATCGCCTTCGCCCTCGACGTCCAGGGGATAGCCGTCGATCTCATCGAAGAGGACGACCGGGACCGGATCCGATCGGAGTCCCGAGCCGGCGTTCGCGCCGGTGAGTTTCAAAAACCCGCCGGGAAATTCTTTCAGCGAGAGCGTGTTCCCCGCTTGTCGCGAGACGCGATCGCTCACTTTGATTCGGAGCGTCGGCGTCGCCTCGATCATCGGCGTGATCCGCTTTTTCCCGTAGTCCTTCGCGTTCTCGATCGTGGGCTGGACGAGCATGATCGGTTTCGGATCGATGTCCATGAAGTACCCGACGATGTTGTTGATCACGGCGTCCGAATAGCCGATCTGAGTCGACTTCTGAATCACGACTTCGTGAACCCGCGGATCGAGGACCGCGTCCATCATTTCGACCTGGAATTTTTCCGCGTGAAACGGTCCCGGCCGATCGGTCGTCCCTTTGGGCATGATCCGATGTTTCTCCGCCCATTCGGAGATCGTGATGTCTTCCGGCGGAGCGAAGAGCGCGAGCGCGTTCTGTCGCCGCTTGTAATAGACCTCGAGCGCGCGCGGGTCGTCCTCGAGTCGGAAGATTTCAGGAAGTTTTAGAGAGCCGGTCGTCGGGGTCGAATTGACTGAGGACATCGAGGGCGCCTTTCAGCGATCGCTCGATCTTAACTTGCGAGACCGCGAGATCAGTTTCGCCGAGGACCTCGGCCGCGAGCCTGGGGGGAAGCGCGAGGATCCGAGTCCGGATCTCGACGACGATCGCCTCGAGATCCTTTTGAACTTTCTCGATCGAGACGAGCTGCTCGCGCTTCTCGGCGAGCTCGATCTGTTTCAGCTCCGACTCGATCGAGAGCATCTTATGTCGCGTTGCTGACGCCGAGGTCGCGGGTCCGCCGGCGTCGCCGTCGCCGTCTTCCGGGAGTGCGCGCTCGATGAGCTTCCCCTGGAGATAGCGCACGTACCACCGAAAACACTCGACGATGTCGTACACGCCGCGGTCCGCTCGCGGGAGTCCTTCGGTTGCGAGCTGCTGGATCCGCCTCGAGCCGAGGTTGAGTTCGGTCGCGCATTCGGCGAGCTTGCCGATCCAGGTCGGAACGCGCTTCGAGATGGTAATCCCCGGTTTTTCCCGGTTTTTCCCGGTTTTCCCCGGGCGCCCCCGGGAGCGACCCGGGGGGTTCTTTTTGTTCCGGTTGGAACGCTTCACGCCCTGCGCCGGTCGGGGGTCGTCGCGAAGAGCTGTCGATCGCGGGCGCAGTCGATCAGGAGCGGGATCTTCGGGATCGGGACGTGTCTCACGAACTCGAGGACCTCGGAGTCCTCGAGAATGTAATCGATGCTCGGCTCGATTTCCTCTCCGCCATGCGTGACCGCCGGCCGGGACCGCTCTTTCGAAAACTCGATCGTGAGGGTGATCGTCGTCGTTCGCGCGAGCTCCCAGAGCGCGCGCGCGTAGAGGTATAGTCGGCCGAGGGGTCGAAGTCCGAAAACCATGTCGATCGAGCCATCAGGTCTCACTCTGCTTTCTGTGCGGAATGCCCACTTTGGGAGCTCCATGTGATTCGGTCCTTTCGGTCGGAACCTTGCGCGGCCCGACAGAAATGAAATTGAACGCGAGCGGTCCGACCCGGATCCGTTCGTAATCATGGGTCGGAAACTTTCGTTTGAGGTCCCTCGCCTTCGCCTCGAGAAACGCCTCGACGCTTTCGGTGTCCCATTGCTTCGCCCCCATCCGTCGGAAGATTCGCCGCGTGCAAGTCTTATTGTCGAGCGAGAAGACTTTCACGCGGAGACCCCAGGTCGTCATCTATTCGACTTTGTATCATGCGGGAGATCCGGCCCTCCGTCGTCTTCCCATCGCTCGAGCGCGATCTCTTCGTTGAGCTCGTAAAGTCTGAGCAGTCGGTCGACGTGCCTGATGCAATAGTCGACGAACGTTTCCTTCATGGGGATCTCCGTCGTCGTGAAGTGGGACGGCGGGCGAAACGAAACGATAAATTCACATCCTCACGCTGGAAAAGTTTCGCGGTCGCCGTCACCCGCGCGCGGGGGGGGTGTCGGGTAGTACCTTGAGCCAAGTGGAGTGACTGATCCTCCATCCTTATCTCGTCCGCTCCGCCGTCCAAGGTGCGCGAGCGCAACGACTTGCAGCGCATCATGTGCGTGATATACATCATGCGGATCCAGCCGGCGGAAGTGGGACAGTGTTCGCCTGTGCGATCGGAACGAGATTGATCTCGACGCGCGCGAGTGGATGGATCTCGTTTCGCTTTGTGTTGATGACGACGATCTCCAAACCTGGACCGATGTCCGCAGCGATGAACCGAACGCCGAGTTCTCCGGTGAACGTTTCATGGCAATCGATACAGCGTCCAGTGACGACAGCATCGGGAAAAACGCGAACGAGTTCGGAGTTGAGGTCCATAGATCAGCGAACGGTATGGTCACGACGTCATGACGTCACAACGAATCACACGATCACTTGATTCCAAAGTTTGACGGTTTGTGATCGATCTTCGGATGTGCTTGTGCGATGTGCTTGTTGATCGCAGTCGCGCCGAGTGTTCGCGCGCGCGCACGAGTTCCAATTCCAAACTTCTCGAGTTCGACCGTGAAATCGCACTTGTCGCACACGAAAACCGAACCCGCGGGTCGTCGTTCGAAGCGATAGCCCTTCATGAAAATCCCTGGAGCTCAGAGACGAAGTTTTTGTTAAATATCCGCGCGAACGACTCATGGATGACGGTTTGCGCGAGCTCGATCATGTGAGTCCGCGGACGAAGCGGAGCGGATCGTTTGAACGCATAGATCAGCTCCGTGGTTTTTCCGGTTCGTTGAAAAACGCCGACGCCTTCGACGAGATACGTGTTTTGCAAGCCTGGGAAAATCGCCGCGTGACCTTGCACCTTGATGCTGATTTTCAGGTTTTTGTAGAGCATCGCGGTCGGAACCGATGACGCAAACGACGGACGAGCCGCTTCGCCCGTGATCGGGATCGCGAGCTCTGGTCCGGTTGTCGGTTCTTTGACTCCGCCCTCTTCGAAAAACCCGAGTAAGAGCGGAGCGCCTTGAACTCGAGAATCGATCCCGACGATCGCGGTGAGATCCGACGTCCTCGAATACTGCAAAATCTTGAATCGGCCGGTGAGAAAGTTTTTCCGGATCGTGAAGTCCTTTCGGAGCTGATCCTGTTCGGCCGCGACGACGAGCTTCGCGACTTCGGTGATCGAGTCGTTCAAAATATAGGGAAGTTTTCGAAGGACTTTTTCCGAGAGCTTCACGACCTGGGAGATGTCAACGTCGACGCTATACATCGAGTTTGCCTTCCGTCATAGAGCTGCACGAACGAAACAATCTTTCGCCTCGAGGAGCTTTCTCAAACCCGCCGATTTTTCCGCGGAGTCGGGGAGTAGTGTGTCCATCGCCTGAGCGACGTCGCAAAACGGTTTTGAAACCTCTTGCAATTTTTCCGGTAGGTGACGGAACTCGAAATACTTCATGATCTGATTCGCGCTCATTTTTTTCTCCTTTTTCAAGCTGCTTTCCAATGCACGATTTGACCTTCGAACGGGAGACGTCCTTCCCAAAACTTCATCATTTCGTCGAAGTTCTCGAACCCGTCACGCCGAGCGAATGCTTCGCGCTCGTCTTCGTCGAGATAGAGTCCTTCGATCCGGACGTCGTGACGTTCGCCGATCTCGATCTTCTCGATCTTTACGCATTCGACGCGCATGAGGAGACGCGCGCTTTTCGTGCGAAGTCCGGTGTATAGATGCAACGTTTTTCCCGGTTTGTCCGGGATCGCGCGAAGCGGTCGGATCGTGTGAGTCTTCGAGCCGTCCAGGATCCGCGGAGCGAAGCGCGTCTTAAAGTTATAAAGTCCCATTCAGTTTGAGCTCGCTTTCTTCGCGCGCGCGGTTTCGCGTTCGATCATGATGAGCGACTCGAGTTCCGCGATTTGACGTTTTAGAGCGCGTCTTCGTTCGATCAGTCTTCGACGCCTGATCCGAAGTCGCCGACGAACGTGCCTCGAGCTCATAGTTTGCCGTGGAACGTGAGAATCCAGAGCAAGATGAAGAGCCCGCAAAAAAAGACGCATAGACCGACCTTCGCCTGTTTTGCCCGATCGTTCGAGCATCCGAAATAGACCAGAAGTCCGAGTCCGATCGCGATGATCGGAAGGATCAGAGTCGAGTAGTTCATTTTTTTGAATCCTCCGTTTTTTTCTCCCGCTTCACGCGGGGATCGTTGCCGGCGCCGAGTTCGTCCGATGACGAGGTTCGACGCGCGTGAGAGTCACTTTCTTTTTGAACGCCTGGAGATCGGCGAGCTCATAGAAAACCATTCCGCCTTTGCCCTTGTAGTATGCGGGTCCTTCGCCGTAGGATCTCCACTTTTTGAGCGCGGCCTCGCTGTAATCGAGAAACTTTGCGGCCGCGGCCGTGTTCATCATCCCTTTTTCCTTCGAGATTTTTTTCGACTCGTCTTTTAGTCTCATGCTTTCCTCCGGAATTGTTCCGAGCTCGGACACGAGATCCAGTGAGGAGTGAACGTCCCGTGATCGACCGGAATTTTTTTGTCGTGAGGCGTCGTCCAGAAGTCGATCATCGCGGGACAGCCGCGACAAACGACGTTTTCGTGACGCATCGTGTAGCCGGCCGCGAGAGCTGCCTCGACGGTCGGGGGAAATGGTGAGCGCGGTCGTTCGCGCGATCGAGTTCCGCTCCAGGATCCAGCCGCTCCAGGTTGAATGCGAAGCCGGATCCCGCGCTCTTTGAGAACGGCCTTCGAGAGTTTGTCGCACTCCTCATTTTTTTCGCGGCCGATCCACTCGAGACCGACGCGATCGCGCTCGGGTTCGAACGCTTGTCGCGCGTTCAAAAAATATGGGATATAGAGCCCTTGCTTCGCTTTGTACCGGCCGGTGAGGGTGTAGATGACGAGCTTCGAATCGCCGCGAACGAGCGCGGGTCCTGGGATCTTCGCGATCTCTTTCATGAGCTCGATGAACCCGCAAAACTCGGCGACGTTGTTCGACATCTTCGGACCGTAATCGACGTACTGTCCGCGCTCGACGATCGTCTTCCCGTCGACTTTCACGAGGATCCCGAACGCGGCGTGTCCGCCAGGATTCCGCGGTTCACAAACTCCGTCAAACCATCCCTCGATCATGCTTGTCTCCGGTTTTGGTTCCGATCTCCCGGTTGAGCTCCCGATCTGTTCGCCGTTAAACCGATCGATTCCAGAGCTTCGCGATAAGGCATCTCGAACACTCGGACGACTGTAATCCAATGAATGCCGGCCTTTTTGAGTTCCGCGGACGAGGGTGTTCGGTTGAGCGAGATCGCGAGTCGAATGATCCGCTCGGTG